CTTCTGCTGGTGTAAATAGGGCGCGAGGAGTACTTGCTGCGACAGAGGCGGTAGTACTTACCGAAAACCCGGCTACAGTAACCACAAACGTACCGCTGGTTATTAGTTGCTCAACAGAGCAAGTATCTGTAGCGGAGGCGCAAGCCACTGTTTCTTTTGTTCGTAATGTAGTTTGCTCAACAGAGGCTATTGTACTTACTGAGACCCAGTTTGCAATAGCATTTGATAATACTACTAGCGCTGCCACGGAAGTTGTTACGCTGTCAGAAACGGCAGCAACAGTAAAGCTCGAGCGTCGGATAGTTTGCAGCACTGAGTCGGTGCAAGCGGTTGAGCAACAGGCGGCTATTAATCGGGCAAGAGGCGTTACTTGCCAAACGGAGCAGGTTCTTGCAACAGAAGCTCAGGCTACTGTAAACCCAACAAGAACCGTACAATGCGCCACAGAAACAATAATAATTTCAGGCGCGGCAGCGTATGTATTTGACGCTTGGAACTTTGACGCCAACCAGTTTACGCTGGATGACAATGTTAACCATACCTTTGATGGATGGCATTATCACGACCCCGGAAGTGTACCGCGAGACGTAACCTGTAGTACAGAAGCGGTAACCCTAACAGAGCAGACAGCAAGCATAACGCTTTCTCGTACTGTTACGGCAGCAACAGAAGTAGTTACGCTTACTGAGACTGCCAGCGCGATCAATGCAGGGCGCGGGGTAGCAGGTTCAACAGAGCAAGTATCTGTTACCGAGCAACAAGCCGACATTAAAACTGATCGTGCTGTTCTTTGCTCAACAGAGAGCATCGTTCTTACAGAAGCTCAAGCGGCCATCCAGTCTGGAAAAACTGTAGCGTGTGCCACTGAGGCTATAGCCGTATCAGAAAACGCGGCAACTGTTAACGCGGCGCGGGGCCTTCAGGCCACAACAGAGCAGGTGTCCGTAACAGAAAGCCAAGCGGCTATTGTAACGGATCGCGGAGTTATTGCCAACACAGAGGCCATAACTCTAACAGAAACCCAAGCCGACGTTAATGCTGCTAGAGTTGTGGCGGGTACCACTGAGCAGGTAGCTGTTACAGAATCCTCCGCAGGCATTAAGACTGACCGCACTGTTCTTGGACAAACAGAACAGATTGTTCTTACCGAGAACCAAAGCACCATAGGTGGCGGCTATGTTATCTCTTGCTTTACTGAACAGATAACACTAGCAGAAGCTAGCGCAACAATCTCCAAGGATCGCGGAGTAGCTGCAGCCACAGAGGCTATTGCCGTAACAGAGCAGGCAGCTACAGTCTCTGCTGATCGCGGGGTACAGGCAGCCACAGAAGTGGTGGTGGCTACCGAACAGGCGGCTACGGTCAACGCAGCAAGAAGCGTAGTTGCGACCACAGAGCAAATATCATTAGTAGAAAACGCCGCCTCTATAGGGCAGTCGCTAGACGTAATCTGCCTAACTGAAGAGATCACAGTAACAGAGGCCGTTGCCTCAATAGTTGTTGGGCGCGGGATAAGCGCTGCTACGGAAGTAATATCCGTAACCACATCCCCGGCGTCTATAGCTAGGACCAAACAGGTAACTTGCGCAACCGAGGTTATTTCTCTTGCGGAGTCCTCTGCAACCCTAGCGATTGATAAAGTTGTAGTTGGTGCTACTGAGGCGGTCACTGTATCAACCAACGCAGCTTCTGTGGCCAGAAGTTTTGAGCTGGCTTGCTCTACTGAAGACGTTAGCGTAGTAACCAACCCAGCAACCGTTGGATTTAACAGAACGGTAGCGTGCTCTACAGAACCAGTAGAGATAACAGCAAGCGCAGCAACTATAACGCTTAGCGTTATAATTACCTGCGCCACCGAAAGCATAGAGATAAGCACGAACAGTGCTTCCTTTGTTGGCAACAAGACTGTGTTAGCACAAACAGAGGAAATAGAAATAGCACCAGCACTGGCTGGTATAGCGAAGGTCCGCACAGATCGCGGAGTATACATTTGGTAAATAGGAACCCATTATGGCAGTAGATTATAAAGAACTGTATAGGGAGCAGGAGTGGAGCACTGATGAGAAGCGTGCTCTCGCCAGAGTATTTGCACTGGCTGAAGTGGCGGCAGCTCCGTCTGTGTCTGCTACCATCAGCGAGAAGGTTGTGCATAAAGAGCTGGGCGGCAAACTCGCTGCTGATGAAACGCACGATTTGCAGAAAGTGTTCGAAGGGCTGCGCGCAGCTATTGATGCTGACAACGCATCCTACGACATTGCGCCGCACTTCCGGGCACACCGCTGGAATGGCAACAAAGAGCGTGTAGTCAGGGCAATGGCCAACGCTGTAATCGCTCAGGTATCTGCTACGTAAAATGTCTGGTGGCGCTAGAGCTATTCTGGATGATCTGGAGAAGCGACCAGAAGACTGGAGAAAAACAGTCTTGGCGCTTTATAATGCCGGAGCATCAGATAGGGAAGTTATGGTAGAGCTTGAGCTGTCTCCCGGAAAATGGCAAACCCTCATGTCTGACTTGGTTGAGTCTGACTTTCCAGAGGTTGTCGAGTACGGAAGACTGCTGGCGCATGCTTGGTGGGAGCGCTTGGGTAGAACTATGCTCCACGAGAAATCATTTAACACCGCGCTCTGGACCATACAGATGAAGAACCGCTTTGGTTGGTCTGAGAAGACAGAGCAATCAATGACCAACATTGATCTTAGCAATCAGGACAGCGACTCGGTTCAGCGAGAGATAGAGCGTCTACTCCAAAGATATAAAGAAGGTCGCGCAAAGAGCGTGATTGAAAGTTAAGGAGCCTCGGCGGGGTTGCCGATTTTATCGGTGCCTCCCTCCGACCCCGTCGAGCCTCCGCCTAGCTTAGAGGGAAGTTATGGCAGCCAATAGACAGATGTCGTATAATGAGCTTGTAGCCTTGCGAGATGCGCTCAAGGAACAAGTTCGCAGAGCTGAAGAAGGTGGACACCTCGTAAAGTATTTCCCCAGCGAGGGGCCGCTAAGGTTCGAGAAATACCCGAAGCACCTTAAATTCTTTAACTCTGGTGCCACTCATAGGGAGCGCCTATTCATGGCTGCTAACCGAGTGGGTAAGACGGTTTGTGGGGGATACGAGGCCGCCTGCCACTTAACGGGCCTGTATCCTGATTGGTGGGAAGGCAGGCGGTTTGATTACCCTACGGATGGATGGGTAGCTGGTGATACTGGCCAGACGACTAGAGATATTATCCAGAATGAATTGATGGGATATCCGAACTCGGCGCTTGGTACAGGCATGATACCAGCACACCTAATCACTCAGGTGCGAAGACGCTCTGGTATTCCAGATGCGTTTGATACGGTTAAGGTACAGCACGTTTCCGGGGGAGAAAGCATCTTAGGATTTAAGTCGTACGATCAGGGCCGCAGATCATTTCAGGGAACTGGCAAAGACTTTATCTGGTTAGATGAGGAGTGTCCGCAAGACGTGTACGGAGAATGCTTGCTTCGTACGATGACGACAGACGGAGTATTGTTTGTCACATTTACACCTCTTCTTGGTATGACAGCATTTATTCAGGATTTCTTGAAAGATGCGCACAGAGAAGCAGAAGCGGCGGGCATGAAGATATGAGCAAAGCAGTTATAATGGCAGGATGGGATGACGTACCACACCTCACGGAAGATGCAAAGACCGAAATGCTGGCAGGAACACCTCCACATTTACGGGATAGCAGATCGAAAGGAATCCCCGGACTCGGTTCAGGAGCCATCTACCCAATCCCAGAAAACGAAATCCAATACGACATCTCCACAATGGAAATACCAGCGTGGTTTCGTAGATCATACGGGATGGATGTTGGCTGGAACTTTACGGCTGTTGTCTTCGGCGCGTATGACGCTGACCAAGATGTAGCCTATATATACGATGCCTATAAGCGAGAGAAGGCTGAGCCAGAAATACACGCATCAGCAATCAAGAAGCGCTATCCCGGAGGCATGGCATTACCCGGAGTGATTGATCCGGCTTCACGAAGCAGGTCTCAGGTAGACGGAAAGGCCCTGTTACAGCTGTATAGAAAAGAAGGCCTGAAGCTGGCCCCAGCCAACAACGAAGTAGAGGCTGGTATTGCGGCGGTGTGGAGCAGGTTGTCCACAGGAAGGCTCAAGATAGCCAGACACCTCACAGACTTCTTTGATGAGTATAGGTTGTATAGGCGTGATGAGCTTGGCAGGATTGTAAAAGAACACGATCACTATATGGATGCTCTTAGGTACTATGTAATGTCAGGTATACAAAGAGCCAAGCCAATAGAACAAACACAAATTCGCGGCGGTCAAGGGCGGCGATACTTCTAAGAGAGTTAACTATGCCACTTCAACAGCACCTACAGCTACCTGATAAAGACACAGAAGAACGCCGTAAGCTAGAGCTTCTGCTGGAAAAGCTAGGCCTGTCGCTAAAGAAAAAGTTCCATGAGTACAAGACTGCTCGCTATGACAAGGAGCATGAGTGGGAACGCGCCATCAAGCAGTACGAGGGTGAATGGGATTCCGACGATCTCGAGAAGATTGAGCACGTGCTCTCTGCTCGCGGACTGAAAGAGCAGCCCATTACAGTTAATATCACGCGGCCCAAGACCAACGTAGCTATTGCTAGGATGAAGGACATCCAGTTCCCGACAGGAGGGGACTACAACTTCTTCCTTAAACCAGCGCCGCTTACGCCTGAGCAGAAGCAAGCCGCCAAGACCAATCAGCCTGACGGCGCTATGCAAATGCAAGCTGCTGAAATGGGTGTGCCGGAGCAGCAGATGCCCCAGCCAGCCCAGATGGTTCAGGAGATTGTAGAAGAAAACATTGATCGCGCACCCAAGATGGAGCGCAAACTGCGTAATAGAATGGTTTACGCAGAGTATGGGCGCAAAGCTCGGATAGCCATCGAAGACCTGTGTATTAAAGGTACGGCTGTCGTCAAAGGGCCCACCATCCAGAATCGCAAGTATAAGCGATACGCCCCAGAGCAAACCTCTGAGGGAGAGGTGGTTCAGGTTCTCAACGAAGAGTTTGTTCCAGAGCCAAGTGTAGAGAGAGTAGACCCCCTGTACTGGTTCCCTGATCCGTCGGCAAGATTGCCGGATGAGGTTGAAGATTCTTTTGAGCTGCACCCAATGTCAGCCAGCGACTTGCTTGAGCTGACAAAGAATCCGTCATTTATCAAATCACAGATTCGCAAGGTTCTGGAACAAGATCCAGATGGAACTGATATCCCGGATATTGTTCAGAGAACCAGCAGAGAAAAGAGCAACAACGTCAACAACAGGTATTGGGTCAGGGAGTATCATGGACCTCTTGATAAAGAGGCCCTGTTTGATTCAGGCATGATCTCCGAAGAAGATAAGGACGATCCATTGCTCAGGTATACCGGAGAGGTTTGGTATTGTAACCGCTCCGTTATTCGCATGAGCCTGTCCCATATTGAAGGTGAGGACTCCTTGCCATACGGAGTGGCCACTTGGGAAAAGGACCCTAATAGCCTATTTGGGCACGGAGTCCCCTACCTCTTGCGTAATGCGCAGCGTACCGTTAATAACGCTTATTTGATGTTGTTGGATAACGCTTCCCTTACATCTGGTCCTCAGATCGTTCTCAACAGGGAGATGATCGAGCCAGCAAACAAGGGAGACTACGGCATAGAACCAATGAAAGTTTGGTTCCTTACTGAGTATGCCGCAGACGTACGCGAAGCTATGCAATTTGTTAACGTGCCAGCTCAGATGGAAGGTATTGCTCAGATCATAGATACGGCAATGCAGTTCGCTGATGTTGAATCCTCTACGCCACTGTTACAGCAGGGTGAGATTCCTA